AAGCTACTTACGTGCACAATCTACTTACGTGCACAAAATATAAAAAAATATATATAAAATAAAAAAAATAAGAGAATCAGGCCCCTTTCGGGGCCCTATCTCTATTCTGTGTTACGATTGAAACATGTCAGTTTGATTAGGGTCTACAAATGGTTCATCATATGTATCTTTACCATATTGCAAAAGTCCATCAACTACCCTTCGATTATTCTTGATTGCTCCTTGAGTTATCTTTTTCTGATGCCATAGTACTTGAGTACCACTATTTAATAAGTCCCATGCTGTAAACTCAGTACCGCTTTGTGGATAGTCTTTAGATACTAGCATATTCTTTACAATTTGACCGTATTGCTGAGTAGGTAATTTTCTAAGGTAGTTTTTACCGTCTACTACTTTACCATCACTATCTACTACACCAGTTGATAATAAGGCTAAGTCTTGAAAATCAATAGGTTTCTGTAATTTACCACAAGCTTCAGAAAATTGATTAAGCATATACTGAGGATTATTACCCGTAAGCTGTAATACTGACTGATTTATCTCTGACTGCCAATCAAGTTCATTATTTAGAGTATGTCTAAAAGAATAACCAAATTGGTGAGTTTTAGACCTCATACCATTGAGACATTCAAGTCTCATAAAATAGCATAAGATACCAGCCTTAGTACTACTGTCATAACTATTAACTATCTCCATAACTAACCCGACAATATCACCAACTACAGGAACAGCAGATTGTAGACCTCCATCAGTACATAACCATGTTTCTCTAAACACTTTACCATCAAAGAATACTTTCTGTAACTCCCATTGCATACCTGATGCCTTACGAATTTCAGAGCCTACCTCAGATATCTCTTTATTAGAAATACATAGATAGTTTTCTTTGACAATACCAAGTTCAGTATCTTTTCCTTTTAACATCATACGAATTGAATGAGCCTTAGAAATACCTCCAAAATCTGTTTTTAGTGGTAATTTCTGTATCTCAGTAAACGGGTCTAATGATAAGTCAAAAGAATTGACTATCATAGGTTTATCTACTGTCTCAACATCAATAATATTATTAGGGTTTGTTATCACTTGTAATGTATTTGTATTTAACACGTTAACTCCATTTTGTTTTTATTTAAGAAATTTATTTAAAGTATATACCCCATAGTACATTGTTCATTATGAGGCTGGTACTGGCTCCGATATTCCACGCATTAATCGGATAGTTCACGGCCAGTAGCAAAAATCTAATTGTCAAAAAACTAATTACAATTAGTATACGCTCCAGAGTTTAATTAAGTTCCATAATATTGAAAGTTTTTTAAAATAAATTGCGGCGTAAAATATAACTGGCTTAGACCTATTTGGTTTTTTCAACACAATATTTCTAACCTGAAAACGGATTGGGGGGAGGCCCGTGCAGAATAAAAGAGAGACACACATACTAATATTTTTTTTCTAAATTTTTTGGAAGTTTTACCAAGCGGGTACTAAGATTACTAAGCGGGTACTATAATTACTATAAATACTATAATTACTACAGATACTACATATATTATATATATATTATATACTACATATATTATATATATATTATATACTATAATTACTACATATATTATATATATATTATATACTATAGTACTATTATAAAATCCAACCGGAATAAAACAGGGGGGGTTATAAAATATATATTATCTTGATATTTGATGTCAAGTATTTATTAAATTAAAGTATGGAAAGAAGAAGAACAATGTACCAAAAGACCTTATTCGGCGATATTGACGTAGGTAATGTTTACGATAACCTAGAGCGTTGTCGTGAGATATCTAATGAGTTAATGATGACAGATATCATAGACCCTAACTCAAAGCAGATAGGCTTGTTGTCTGAATTGCTGTTTCGGATGAAGCATATGCCAGAGCTTGAGATACTAGACCTAGACCTAGTAAGTGAACAGGAGCCTAACTAATTTGGCTTTAACACGCACCATCAAGGGCGTTAAGCACTATGCCTACGAATCTGAAGAAGAGTTTCGTAAGGCACATCCTGATACTGTCCTGATTACAGATTGGAAAAAAGCAGAAGAAGGAGATTGGTGTTTAGCTGAGGATGGTAAAATAGTTCAGATATTAAAGAAAGGTTGTTTTGTAGATAAAAAGAAAAGAGATAACAATTATATTAGAACAGTAATTGGAATGTTCAACCATAGAGGTAGCAGTCCTTTCGTTGGTACGGTAAAAGATGAGATATATAGATTTACAAAAAAGACTAGCTATGCAGTTAATAACGCAGGGTACTTAACAGATTCCAAAAGAAACTTTGCAAAGTACATTGCACATGGAATGGAACCGGTAGAGGCATATCAAAAAGCCTTTCCAGCTACGAAGAGTTTGGATTATGCAGAAAAGAAGTCAACTTTACTACTTAGAAACAAAACAGTGAGGCAAGCAGTGGATAAGGAAATAGAAAATTTAATGTCAGAAGTAGGTATTACGAAGCGATACTTACTGGAAACAACTAAGGATGTTATTGACAAAACAGATGTAAAAGACAATGATAAGCTTAGGGCTATAGAAACCTTAATGAAGATATCTGGATTGCTGTCTACAGAAAAGAAAATAGACTCTGTAGCACTGATACAGGAGTTCTCTGGCTTTAGCCGTGACAAATTAAAAGCTTTTGAGCAAGGAATGTTACCTGAAAAACAAAAAGAATTAACTAAGTGAGTTTTAATATAACCCCACCACCATCAGAGATGGAGAAAAGAGATGAGGTACTGGCAAAGGCATATAGTAACCTTATCTACTTTGGTAGAGCGTTTTTGCCTAACGACTTTCTAAAAAAGTCTGAATCAGCACCATTTCATTACGAAATGGGACAAAAGATGATAGATACTGCACCCGGTGCTCGTATCTGCAACATAATACCTAGGGGGCACGGTAAGTCAGTGGTGGCTAAAGCGGCTATCATGCACAAACTATGCTTTGCCGCTGATGACCAGCAACACTTTATTGCATGGGTATCTGAAGAACAGTCACAGGCTATTGACCATTTAAAGTATATTAGGTCTCATTTTGAAAACAACAAGATGATTCGATACTACTTTGGTAATATGGACGGTGGTAGTGTAGGTAAACGCTGGACAGAAAAAGATTTGGTAACACCAAAAGGAGACAGGGTTATATCCAAAGGTACATCACAAAGACTTAGGGGTAGAGCAGAGGTAGATGTGCGATATACTGGCATTGTTCTTGATGACTTTGAATCAGAACTTAACACTAAAACGCCAGAAAGACGTGCTGACATCAAGAAATGGATTGTATCCACAGTGTACCCTGCCTTAGAAGAAACTCCGGGGAATGAGGGGTGGATATGGCTTTCTGGGACTATTGTACACTATGACTCTTACTTGCAAATGACCTATGATGGATGGAAAAAGGCTAAAAAGGACAAAAGGACATACCCTTGGGATGTAAATTTTTATAGGGCTATTGAAGATGGTAAGCCTTTATGGGCCTCTCAGTTCTCTAGTAAGAAATTAAAAGCAAAGAAAAGAGAGTTTATCGAAGCTGGTCTTGTTAATAAGTTTGCTCAGGAGTACATGAATGATGCTAGGGATGTATCTAGTGCTTCATTTAAAATAGACAGAATACAATATTACAACGGAAGGGTTGAATGTAAGAATAAATTTAACTACCTTATAGACGGTGATGATGCTATCCCAATCAATATCTACATTGGTGTTGACCTTGCGGCAACTGCCTCAGAGACTTCTGACTATCAAGTCATACTGGTCATGGGCATTGATTCCAGCAACAATAGGTATGTACTGGAATATTTTCGTGAGCGTATACCGACATTCGATGTACCCAAAGAAGTTATTAAACTTGCAAACAAGTATTCACCAGTACGTCGTGTCACGATTGAAACAGTTGCGGCACAGGAGATGGTTCGGGATATGGTTACAAGACTTTCCGCAAAAGAGAAAAGACTTCTTCCGGGTATTTTTAAGGGAGTTAAACCTCCATCTAGAATTAAAAAACAAGATAGGCTGGAAACCAGTCTTGGCCCTCTTGTCAATTCTAAGAAGCTATATCTACAGAGAGAGATGACAGAGTTAGTTGATGAGTTCTTTGAACATCCAAAACCTAGAAATGACGATATTATGGATGCGTTGTATTATGCAGACTACTTTGCAAAAGCACCAAAGAGTTCTAGGACTAAGAAAGAAAGCTTGCTTGAAGAAGAGGAGTATCCAACTAAAAAGATTATAAAAAAGACTTACAGTTGGATGACTGGAGCTAGGTTTTAAATACGTTGCAACATTTATTGTTTTATTGGTAACATAGCCTAGCAAAATACACATGCCAAGATATTCAAAGAAATCAAAGGGAAGACTAGCAACCTGTGATAAAAGGTTGCAAGATGTGTTTAATGAAGTTATAAAGCATGTTGACTGCTCTATACTAGAGGGTCACAGAAGTAAGGAAAGGCAAAATAAATTATATGATGAAAAGCGTACTAAGGTTAAGTATCCTAATGGCAGGCATAATTCTAACCCTTCTAAAGCCGTTGACGTTACCCCTTATCCTGTGGATTGGGAGGACAGGGAAAGACAAACCCTCTTTGCTGGGTTCGTTATTGGCATTGCTCGTAGCATGGGGATTAAAATAAGATGGGGTGGAAACTGGGATATGTATGAAGAAAAAGGTAGATGGGAAGTAAAAGATAACCGTTTTGATGATTTTCCACATTTTGAGATAAAAGAATAATGGCTGGCACTACAGATACAGTAAAAGCAAAATTGACTCCCGGTGAGTTTGTTATCCGTAAGGAAGCCGTAGATATGATAGGGGTTCCTATGCTGAATAAGCTAAACGACATGCCTGAAGAGGGTGGTCACTCTGCAATAGATAATATTATTAACATGGCAACATTAAGCAATATGAAGATGATGTATGGTGGTGGCATGGTTAAACCAAACTATGCTGGCGGTGGTATGGTACAGCAGTATGGACATGGTGGTAAGGTTGATAAGATGATGGGTTATAAACATGGTGGCAAAGTCAATCAAGGTTTAAAACCGGTTCCCAAGAGCAATCCCGGCTTAGGCAAGTTACCAGAAATGGTAAGAAACCGTATGGGTTATATGCAGGAAGGTGGAGAGGTTATTGATTATCTTGATACCGCTGGTTTATATAATCGTTTTTTATTAGAGGGTGGAAAGGATGCAATACCACAAAGAGAGTTGTTGTTGTATCAAGCTTTGCAAAGTCCAAGCACAAACAGAGAGTCGTATTTAGATTTGTATGATTCTTTTCGTAAAAACAACACTAATAGAAACTTTATGAAAGATGCGAGTATTACATCTGCTCTTTTAAATCAATCCGGTATGGAGGGTATTAGTGAGTCGGACAGTTTAAAACTTGTAAAATCTTTATCACCTGAAGGAAAAAGGCTTTACGATGCTTTGTATTCAGAAAACGGTATGCAACACGGTGGTATGGTGCAGGATTCCTTGATGGGTATGATGGGCGGTGGGATGGTGAATAAGAAAAATAAAATGATGGGCTATCAAGACGGTGGAACAGTTGGCCCGCCAGTACCACCAGAAATGATGGGACGGGCAATGAATCAACGATTAAGTGATAGCATTGATATGAGACAGGCAAATCCAGAAATGTACCAAGGTAGTAGCGTTGGTTCAGTTCGACAACAAGCCAAAAATTTACAACAAAGCATAATGCAAGACACGGCTATGAAAGCTAAGAAGTCACTAGACCTAATAAAGCTTATGAATATTTTAAGAGAAGGTGGAGAAGGTGTTCCTCTAGATAGCGTTCTAAATAGTCCTATGCCTGTTAACAATATGGCTGACTCTACTAGAATGAGAGACTTAGAGCAATTTTTAAAAATGCAACAAATGCAAAGAGCTCCGCAGTAGTCCGTATGGAACAAGACCCTAGAGCTTTATATAACGAAGAACTTTATAGGCAGTGGCGAGATGCACGCTCTGATTGGGATACTGAAGCAAGAAGAGATATAGACTTCTACCTTGGGAATCATTTTACTCAAGACGAGTCTGATGAACTGTCTCAAAGAAACCAAGCAGACATACCAATGGATAGGGTTTCTGCGGCAATAGAAAAATTTAAAGCGGTACTAACTTCTAGACCACCAGCCTTTACCATAACCCCTAGAGAAGACTCTGATGTTCAGGTTGCTTCTTTATGGAGGTCTATACTTGGATACGTATGGGAAAAGTCAGATGGTGACTGGCAGATGAAACAAGCAATACAAGATTACGCTACCACGGGTATGGGTTATTTATATGCTTATATTGACTCAGAATCTGATTTCGGTAGAGGTGACGTTAAGTTCACTTATGTAGACCCGTTTAGAGTTTATGCTTCCCCCAGCTCTAGAAATCGTTGGTTTAGCGATTCGGATGGAATTATCCTTTCCACCATCTTAACGGGAGAGCAAGCCGTCAACCTCTACCCAGAATTAAATGATAAAGTAGACCCTGAAACAGGAGAGGAGATACCGGGTTTAATTAGAAGCATATCTGGTTTTACTTATGATGAAGAGGACTATCCTTCTTCTCAAAACAAAAATTCAATGTCTGTCTTTACACCAGCAGAGGTAAAAGATAAAGATTATTTTCAAGTAAAAAAGTATCAGGTGCTTGAAAGGTTCTATAAGATAAAGGTTCCTTATTACAGGGTCATAGACATGCAGACTCAAGACGAGTCTATCTTGTCCCAAGAAGAGTATACTGCTTTCTTTCAAGAAAATAGTGAGGCTTTTGATATAGGTGCTTTTACAGCAATAGAAGTTTTACAGACTAGGGTAAAGGTTTGTGCTACTATGGGTGAAGTTGTTTTATATGAACAAGTTTTAAATACCGATGAGTATCCAATAATACCACTTCCAAACATTTGGACTGGTACACCCTATCCAAAGTCAGATGTTTCTAGGGCTAGGCCAATGCAAAGACTCTTAAATAAATTATGGTCTCTTGCCCTTTCTCACGCTCAAGCATCAGCAGGCTTAAAGTTATTAGTTCCGATTGGTAGTGTTGAAGATTTAGACCAGCTTGAAAAAGACTGGGCAAATCCAAATGCTGTTATAGAAGTTGACTCTTCTCAGGGGGAACCTCATTATCCAGCACCTCAACCTTTGGCTGGTGAGTTTTACAGGCTTATACAGCAGTCAGAATTTTACATAGACTTTATATTTGGTTTGCCTGAGATGATGCATGGCTTTGCAGAGAAAGCACCTGAAACCATGAGAGCTACAGAAAGAATGATAGCACTAGGAAGCGAAAGACCAAAGTCTAAGCTTAGGGATATAGAGTTTAGCATTAACAAGTTGGGTAAGGTTCTATATAACCTGTCTAAGGGTCACTATTCCTATAAGAAAATATTTAGATTGGCACAGCCAAATAACAACATTACAGAAGTAATGGCAAACTTTTATACAGATGTAAGTGGTGCAGTAGTTGACTTGAAGAAAGATAAGCATATACTAGAGCAACACGATATAAGAATTGAACCGGGTTCTACTATGCCTTCTAATAAGTATGCAGAATTAAATGTGTACCTAGAGGCGTTCCAAATGGGAATTGTAGACCGATATGAAGTATTGAAAAAGAATCCAGAGCTGTTTGATAAGGAAGGCATTATGCGTAGGACAGAAGAGAAACAATTAATGCAACAACAAATGCAAGCTATGGAAGCACAAATAAAGAATTTGCAAGGTGACTTGCAGACTGCCCAAAGAGAATCTGTCAGCGACAGAAAGAGAGTCGAAGTTGAAAAGTTTAAATCACGATTGAACGATATCAATTCCGAATCTAAGGCTGACAGAAGGGTACAACGTGGTAAACTAGAAAACGAGGTGAAGCTAGAGGTGGAGAAATTGTCCAACAATCTCAAAGAAGTACAGAGAAAGGTCAGTTCTACTCCCGAAGCCTAGACATCTAAGGAGAATCTATGTCAACACTAGAACAACAGGAAGGAAATGTCCAAAGCGAACAGCCTATGACTAATCAAGGGTTTGTGGAAGATATCGTTAATGAACAAGCAATGCCTGAAGAGGTTGCTGTTCCTCAAGAACAAATACAAGAAGAAGCTACTTTAGTAGACTATGAAGCTGAGGCAAAAAAGTTTCAATCTATGTATGACCGGTCACAAGCCGAAAATGCTAAATTGCAACAAGGTGCTCAGATACTTCAATTACTAGAGCAGAGACCAGACCTTGTACAAGCACTTGAAAGCGGTATAGCTCAACCACCTACTCAACAACAACGTGGGCCTGAAGTAAGTGCGGATGATTTCAATCCTTGGGATGCCTTTACTAATGAAAATTCTGATTCTGGAAAATACGTCAATCAAAAGATTGAGGGTCTGGTAAATCAGAGATTACAGGATGTAATGGCACAACAAGAGCAACGGATGCAATCCGAAATGCAAATGCAAAACACTGTGAGTCAACTAAGAGGAACTTATAAAATGTCCGATGGTGACATTCAAGAGTTCTTACAGTTTACAACACAGCCTAAAGAGAAAGTGGGTTTAAATAACCTAGTTAAACTTTGGCAAATGCAAAGCGGTAAGTCTGTTGCTAATAATGATACAATGGAAGCGGTAAATGCGGCTAAACAAGCACCTAGAACTGCTGGGGTTTTACAGGGTCAATCACCCGAAACTCCAAGAAATGATGCTGATAAAGTTTTTGATAGCATTATGAGTACTGGGTCTGGTTCTGCATTGCCGTAACATAATAACAACCACATAAAACAAAGGTAACAAAATGGCAATATCATACAATACTGGGTCTTTGAAATCCAGTGATATAACTGCTACTACCTCTGATGCTAGTGTAGGCCAAAGACCGGATAGAAGACGGATATTTAACTTTGGGGATAGGGTTGCTGAATTAGCACCTGAAGAATCTCCATTTTTCGTATATCTATCTCAGGTCGCTAAGGCACCTACTGATGACCCGGTATTTCGATACTTGGAAAATCGCAATAAAGTTAACTTCACCGACCGTTCGCTTCTTTTAGCGGCTGACGTAAACGGTGGCTCTGCCGTAACTGCAGGTTCGTCTTATTCGTTCACTGTTGATACTGCTGGCGGTGCCGCTGTTGAATACCTTCTAAAAGGAATGGTAGTCGCAGTGAACTCGGTTGATGATGCTAATGGCATTGGTCAGGTTATTGTTAGGGTAGACTCTGCGGTAACTCATGGTAGTAGTTCTTCTTCATTCACAGGTAAGATTATTGACGTATCCAATTCAGGCGTTTCAGGATACAATGTTCTTACCGATGATGACAATGCTCAAATCATAGGTACTTCTTTTGAAGAAGGTTCTGGTTCTCCAGATGTATTCTCAAGCGAGCTAGAAGATGGATTTGGATATACTCAAATCTTTAAGACAGCGGCTGAGATGACTAACACAGCATACGCAACTCGTTATAGAGGATATGCGGATGAGTGGAGTCGTATTTGGGCTGACAAACTTCGTGAGCATAAGATTGACATTGAAAGGGCTATGCTCTTTGGTCAAAAGGCTCGCCAAGGCGGTATTCAATATACCGAAGGTCTAGTGGGACACATTCTAAAGAATGTAAACCCTCAAACAACAGATACTACTGACTTCAGTTACTCTTCTGGTAGTTCATACTATAGAAGTGTAACAGCGACTGGTTTTACTTATGACAGGCTTTTGTCTGACCTTGAGGTTCTTTTTGACCCAGCAAGAGGCGGAGCTTCAGATAAGTTGGTTCTTTGTTCACTACCAGTGATTACATTCTTCAACAAACTAGGCGATGGAAACTTCTTGTACGAGTCGTTGCAAGCTGGAACTACCGCTGTAACTCCTTTTAGGCAGAACATGTCTTCAAGAGAAGGTGCATTTGGTCATTCCATTATGGTTATCGACACTATTCATGGAAGGTTAAACCTAGTTAAAGAGCCGTTATTCAGAGGAATTGCTTCTGGATACATGCTGATGGCTGACATGAGTCAAGTATCTTATCGTCCGTTGGTTGGCAATGGAATTAACCGTGATACACAGGTTATGACCAATGTACAGTCTGCTGATGAGGACTTGAGGAAAGATATGATTTTGACCGAAGCTGGTCTTGAAGTCACTCTTTCTGAGTCACATGCTCTTTATAACCTTGAAGGCTCATAAGGAGGTCTATAATGGCTAGAGGTTCAAAACTAAACAGTTCAAGTGGTAGCTATGATGCTAAGGTCGGAGGAATGAAAGATATCACTGCTAGTATCACATTAACAAATGCTGATTCTGGAAGTGTACTTGCTCTTAATTCAACTTCGGCTTTAACTGTAACTCTCCCAACAGATGCAAATTGCGACATCGGATGTCATTATAAGTTTATTGTTCAAACAACGAACGATAATGCTTATACAATATCCACAGGCGACAATGCTGATAGTGGTGGAGACGATTTCGTTGGTGGTGTTATATTGGCTTCTACAACCGCTGGTTTCGGCCATGCAGTTGTTCCAGCGGCCAATGATTGCAATATTATCTTAGATGGTAATTTAGCAAATACCGGTGGCGAAAAAGGGTCTTGGATAGATGTTACTAAGATTGCACCAGACGAGTGGATGGTTCAGGGCTGTGTTTACAGCGATGATGCTGATACAGATGGAACTGCACTGTTTACAGACACTGATTAATAATCCGAATAAATAAGGATAGCAGTAATAGGTACTGTGAGGGCTATCAAAAAAAGATGGCCCTCAAAACCTAAAAAGGATTGAATATGAAAAAATGCATACATTGTAATAAAGAAAATAAAGAAGGTTGGTTTTATTGTAGGTACTGTAATAAAAAAGCTTCTGATAGTAAATTTACTACTAATATGTGGATGACATCTGATATGGGAAAAAGAACAGACGTTGAAGTTTCTGTGCAGAGCATAGACCAAAACATTGCTGAGATGAATAGGCGAAAAAGTGCCTAGTAAAAAAGACCCACGATTGGCTAGGGCTGGTGTAGCTGGGTATAACAAACCCAAGAGAACTCCGGGCCATCCTAAGAAATCTCATGTTGTTGTTGCTAAAGAGGGTACAAAAATTAAAACAATAAGATTTGGGCAACAGGGCGTAAAGACAAATCAGACTGCTGGACAACGTAAAGCTTTTAAGTCTCGCCATGCCAAGAACATTAAAAAGGGTAAGATGTCAGCGGCTTACTGGGCTAACCGTGTGAAATGGAGCCCTAGTAAAACTAAGTCAAAATCTATGAAATGGAAAAAGGGTAGTTAAATGAATAAAAAAGTAAAAGCCCCTACAGGGTATCACTGGATGAAAGCTGGTGCTGGTTATAAATTAATGAAAAACCCTAAAGGTGGATATAAACCTCATAAAGGAGCTAGTACTATGGCTAATTTTAAGGTTCAAATGACACATTCTAAAACTAAGAAAAAGTAATGGCTAAGAAAGTTAGTTGGAATTGGGGTGGTAAGAAACATTATGGTACCTTGATACGAGAAACAAAAACTCATAAATTCGCTAGGACTAAAAATGGCAAAGTAAAAAAGATAAAAAAGTAATGGCGACAAAGCGAACAAAAGAGTCTATGTGGAAAAGAATTGTTGCCAGCGTAAAGGCTGGTAGTAAAGGTGGAAGGCCGGGTCAGTGGTCTGCAAGAAAGGCTCAATTAGCAACAGCTAGATATAAGAAAGCTGGTGGAGGATATAAAGGAAAAAAATCTTCTTCTAATAAACTTTCTAAATGGTCTAAGCAAAAATGGGATTATGTTAGTAAAGGTGATAAGAAAAAACCAAAAAGTAAAAGAGGACGTTATTTACCTGAGTCAGTTAGAAAAAGTCTTACTGCTAGTGAAAAAGCATCTACTAACAAAAGAAAAAGAACAGCATCTGCTAAGGGAAAGCAGAAAGCAAAGTATTCTAAAAAAATAGCAGGAAAGGTAAGGAGAGCGTAATTAATGGCTACTTTTGAAGCTGAAGTTGAAGTACTTACTGGGATAACGATTGACACTTCTGGGACTGTTCCAACTAGAAACCAGCTTAGTCAGTTTCTTTCAGATGCCTCTGTTGATATATTAAATTCATTACCTCAAGATGTAGTAGCTAAGTATGCAACTGATGTTCAGACATTAAATAATTCGACAACTAAAATGGATACTGTAGGTCATGGCCCAATCGTAGGTGTTTTTAGATTAGATGCTGATAGTGGTGGTGTAGACAAACCATGTAGACTGGTTCCCGTTTCGCAAAGAGGTCAAGTTCAGGATTCTAATGATATGAATTTTGCAACAGCTAGTGACCCTGTTTACTTGTATTACGATGAACAGTTAGAGGTTTACCCTACTCCAACAGCAAATCAAACAGCTAGGATTCTTTATAATGATTATGTGACTATAGATGCCAATACTGACATTTCTGGACTGTCTCAGTTGCCACAGGGAGCACTTAGGTTGTATGCACTGTATGGTGCTTATAAAACACTTCAGGCTAACATGGCTAGGCTTATAGCTGGCACAGGAGTCAGCACTGCTCTTGGTTTGATAAAGACAGCGGTAGACCAAGCGGCCACAGCGGCAAGCAAATTTTTATCAGCCGATAGCGATTCTGTATTTGGAGATGAGGCTACTTTTTTAACGAGTGACTCTCAACTTACAAGGGTCAAAGATGCTTTAGACAATGCAGAGAAGATTGTAGATGATGGTGCTAACTCTCCAACAGGAAATTCGGCTGGTGATGCGGCATCTTATTTATATACAGATGAAGATACAGAATTATTAAATGGAGCATTGAGTATAGCCAGCTCTGAGATAAACAGAGCACAGGCTCACCTTTCTGAATGGAACGCTATAGGTGACATGAGAGTAAAAGAAGTCAATGCGGCTTTATCTGAGGCTCAGGGTTATGCTAATGAAGTTCAGGCTAGATTAGCTGACAATGCATCAAGGTATGACCAGTATTCAAAGTTGTCTGAAAGATATTATTCTGAATATAAAGATGGATTAGCTAACTTAAGGTAGGTAAATATGGCAATACATTCTTTAACAGTAGAAAAAATTATTAGTAGGGTAAGACAAGTTTTTCCTAATGCACCTGAAACATATATTATTTCATTAATTAATGATGCTATAAATGAACTAGGTCAATACTCACAAAAATCAATGTCTGCTAAGATAAACATAGTAGCAAATCAAACATTTTACGATTTATCAGATAGTGCAACAGATTCCAGTAGTAATGCAATGGGCGTTAATAAGGTTTATAGAGTGGATGTAATGGACAATGATGGTGACTACATAAGAATTCCTAGGGTTCTAGATGGAGAGCCATTAATGTTTGACAACACGTCTGAATCTGCAATAGAGGAGCCTTCATAATGGCAAGTAATATTAAATATCCAGAAGATAAAGTATTATATTTTATAAGAGGAGACCATTTAGGTTTAATCACTACTTTTTCATCAACAAATGAATCAAGAACAGATAGAAAGGCTTATCAGGGATTTGACCATGCGGTTACAAATGGCTTGTTAATTCATTACTATGGTAACCCTAATAAGGTTACAGCGATAACAGATACTCCAGACGTTGACAATTTATATCATTCTGCGATTGTAGATTATGTAAAAAAATGTTTATACATGGATAGGGCTGGTAGTACCTCTGATGCTAATCAAGCACAAATAGCAATGAATCTAATGATGAGACATGAAAGAAAATTTGATATGGCCGTTACAAAACACGGCACAAAGAAAAGAAGTAAAACGGGAGGAACCAGAGCAGTCGTTCCAGCTAGTTTTACTTAATATAATTGTTTGTTTATATGTCTTGAGATGAGGTATCTTTAAAGACATATAATTTACTATATGGATGCTTTAAGCGGTGGTGGAGGAATATAGGATAAATTATGGCAAATCAATTCACCACAAAAGAAGTACTGAACAAAGTACTATTAGACTCTTCAGGAAACGCCGTCACGGCAAATTCAGTAACTACACAAGAAGCTTTTAATTCAGCTTTAGACACCACAAACAACAGATTAAATATGTCCCTAGCCGGAGGTACAATTTCTGGTGATGTAACTATATCTGGAGACCTTACTATTTCTGGTAGCAATACTTATACATATGACGAGCAAATAGATGGTCAACTATGGCTAAAAGATTCAACGGCTAGTGGCTCAGGTAAAGGTGGTCATTTGAGGTTGTTTAGTGACGATGATGCGGCTATGGCGGCAGGCGACAGATTGGGAGTTATAGAGTTTGCTGGAGCAGAAGACACCTCTCACACTATAACAGTTGGAGCTAGAATTGAAGCTTTGGCAGAGTCCACATATACAGCTTCTGAAAATGGTTCTTCTTTATCATTTTATACTACTGATGGTAATGCTTCTCAATCTGAAGTTTTGAAATTAGATTCAAACAAACTTGCTACTTTTTCTGGCAATCTTACTTTTACTCATAGCGGTGCAACTATATCATCAACTCTTGGGTTTTTACAATTAAGAACACTTGAAGGTGATAAGAATATGTTAATTGACTGTGGTGATAAATTTAAGTTTAGAGATATGGATAGTGGTAATGCAGTTAGAGTCGCTATTGATTCAGCAAATGGTAATCTTTCCATAGGTACAGAAACAGCTACAAATAACCTTCATATCGAAGCAACTGCTGGTGATGGGGGTATAACTATACATAGTGCGACAAATACTGGAAATGCCGTTATTTTAGATGCGGCTAGAACAGGAACGGATAATGGAATAGGTACTATAGTTGGCAAGTGGGATGGTACAGATATTGGTTATATGGGATTTTTTAGTGGTAGTAATACTGGTAGTAAAGGTGGTGTATTAAAATTTGCCACTGCACCTAATGGTGGCTCTGCTACTGTTGCACTTACAATAGGCTCTGACCAATCGTCTACCTTTAGTGGAGTAACAACTATAAAAACAGATTCATCTCCAGCTTTTATGGTTGACGATGCAAATGGAGATACTCAATTTCAAGTCAATGTAAACGCATCAGATGGAGCAGAAATAGAAGTAAGTGATGGTGGTAGCGATGGAAGAGTAAGATTTTCTGCAAGGTCAGGTGGATATAACTACATTACCAATGCTGGAACTTGTCGGTTGGGCATAGGAACTGACTCACCATCAGAATTACTGCATTTAGAATCAGCAGAACCAGTATTAAGATTTACAGATTCAGACGATAGTAATTATCATCATATTTTTGCATCATCAGATGACCTTTACATTAGCGCAGATAGAGGTGAAACTGGTACTAGTGCTGGAAATCTAATTTTTAGAGTTGGTGGCACAAATGTAAAAATGAAATTAGATGTAAACTCTAGAATATCACTTGGAAATAATGATTCTAGTGGTGTAGCAACTAATACAATATTCGGTTATCAAACGGCAAATGTTTTAGCGAGTGGAGCATTAGAAAATACATTATATGGATACCAATGTGGATTGGCACTTAGTACAGGAGATTATAACACGGCATTTGGGGCTTTAGCTTTAAAAACAGAAGATGTTGGTCAAGGTACTACCGCTATTGGTACTTCTGCTTTGTTTAGTCAAAATACAGCCTCTCAAGGCTTTTCGCATAATACTGGTGTTGGTCTATCAACATCTTATTATAATGTTACTGGCGTAAATAATACAGCTATTGGCTCTAATGCTATGCTTGGAGTATCAGGAAATAGTCACTCTAATAATACAGCAATTGGATTTGAGGCTTTAAAAGTTGTAACAACTGGTCATTCTAATGTTGCAATCGGAGCTGGTGCTGGAGACGCTTTAGTGAACGGAGTTGAAAATGTCATTATAGGTAAAAACGCAGAAGCAAATTCTACAGATGCTGGTAATTGTATAGTAATAGGTTCGACAGCAACTGGAAAAGACCACAACTCAGTAACGCTTGGTAATGCATCTGTAACTGATGTTTACATGGCACAAAATAGTGGTGCTACAGTTCATGCAAGACATATGAATTTAATTGATTCAGTAGACAATGCAAGTGGTGGTATTTTAAATTTAAAAAATGATAGAGACAATCCAGCAGATAACGATGAAGCTGGTAGAATTTATATGTATGCAGATGATGATGGTGGAAATGCAACAGAAGCAATATTGATGATTGGTAGAATGAC